TTCTCCAGGTTCTATAACAATGTTTCTTCCTTGATATTCTGGAGAATTAAAAATTTCCACAAATTTCTTACCTATTTTTTCAGCCATTACATCATAATCAATTCTTATATTTGTTGTTTCTTCTTTTCCTTGTGTACTTTTTCCTATAGATAAATTTTTCAGAGGGGAATTGATTGCTGACATATTTGCACTTTGTAAAGATTTGGAGAAGCTCATCATTGAATGTGCTGCTGAATCAGTATATTCTGTCACATCTTTCATAACATTTACTAATTGAATAAGTGGATCAAAAGATGTAATATTAGTGGTTAGATCTGATAATGATGTCATTACCATGTTTAGACCTTTTGAAAATCCTGTTGCTCCTTTAGCAAATGTTCCTAAACTAAATCCTAATACTCCTATTGCTGTGGCTAAACCAAGAATTGCTAATATACCAAAACTAAATAAGACAGCTCCTAAACCTGTAGACATTAAAGTCCCCAATCCAAACATTACTCCAATAAATCCTACAAGAAATACTCCTATCTTTGCTAAACTTCCCCAATTCACATCATTCATCATTTTTCCCGCCTTAGCAAATTCTTGTAAAGCTTTAGCAAGCACCCACATTGCTGCTGCGGTTGCTAACATTGCTGTAGCTCCTTGCAGAAGACTTTTACCAGCAAATCCTTTTCCAGGTGTTTTTTCTAATAGATTACTTTCTTTTTGTGCTCTGTTAACAGCATCTAATGTTTTTTTCTTAACAAGTAATGTTTTAATTTGTGCCCATACTCCAGCTACAAATTTTGGTATAGCTTTTAAGAAGGGAAAAATTCCTTGTATGTTTAAAAATAACCATGCTGTTTTAACTGTTCTTATAACCACCGCTAAAGTTAAAAATATTGCTCCTATCCAAATTACCCATTTTCCTATCGGATGTTTCATTAATCCTGTTAATCTTTCAGATAACCATCCTACTGTCACTATTAATGGTTTCAATGCTTGCTGCATAGTATTCCATAATTGCTTCTGAATCTCTTGTCTTCGCATAGCAAGTTCTCTTATATCTTCTGTTTCTTGCATTTGCTGTTTATATTCTACTAAAGCCTTACCACCCGCTCTATAAGCCATAACCATTCTATCTATTTCATCACTTGTCATTCCTAATTCTTTAGCTACTATTTTTTGTAATCCAGGAGCCATTCCTCTACCCCAATTTGACTGAGCCATTTGTTTAGCTATGTGTTCAGTAGTTCCTTGTATATCACCTAACATTTGATTCCTATAAAGCAATTGAGCATTAAGTTTAGAACCTGTTAATAAATTGATTTTTGTAGATTTTTCAATTCCTGAAGACATATCTGCAAATTCTTCCATTAAAGTAACTGCTTGTTTTAAGTTCATTCCTAATGTTTTAGCATATCCCGAAGCTTGTGCTAATTTTTTAGGATCGTATAAAAACATTTGATCGTTTAATTCAGCCATATCTCTAACAATTTCACCACCTGTTGCGGCATATTTCATTCCTTCCTTTGTAGCCATATTTAACATGCTTTTAGCAGTTTTACCAATTTTAGAAAGACCAATAGCAAGGTGGGCACTTTGTTCAACAGATAATCCTAAAGATAATTGAAATAAAGCAGCACTTTCAGTTAAAGATGTAAGTTCTTTTACTGACTTACCTGTAGTGCCAATTTGTGATCTAATTATCCCAAATGTTTGTGCAACTGTTTCAGCTTCTATTCCTAAATATGCTAAATCTGTAACTATGCTTTGGGTACTCTTAGAAAAGGTTTTAGATAATTCATTAGTAGTTCCTATAGTGTCTATTATATGAGATCTTAAATTTGCTACTTTTTTAAAGACAGTATATAAAAACGCCACAATTCCTACTTCCACTAATGTTTCACCCCATCTTTTCCATTTAGAATTTAGACTACTTATAGAGTCTTTTTCTTTTTCTAATGTTTCGAGGCTCTTTTCCAAGACACTTTGTCGTTGCATTAACATTTTTCGCCATTTAGGATGATTTTTTATTTGTTCATTTTCAAGGAAAGCCTGTATTTTAGCTAATTGCCCATATAACCCTTTCTCTTTATTTAGAATTTTTATATATGCTTCATTGCCCCATTTAAATTCCTTAATTCTTGCTGTTTCTAATTTTCTAAGTTTTTCCATAACTTCTTCATGTTTTCTAGAATAATCCTCAGTATATTTCCACATATTACCATATTTTTTAGCTGAATAAGTTAATCCTTTCACAATTTTATCAGATTTTCCTAAGTTGGAAGATACTTCATCAGTCATGTTTGCAATTTGTCTAAAGACCTTACTCAAATCATTTACTAATGTAAGTAAATGCTGGGTTTGTTCATAATTGACAGCTATACCAGCGGTTTGAGCAGTATCTATTGTTGATTTTTTTGAATCTTTAGCCATTTTTATTTCTTTGGGTTAACTTTGTTAAGGATAGAAGGTGGAATTTTAGGAATTGCTTGTTTTCCACTTGGAATGTTATTTTGTGATTGATTTCCATTTATCTGGTCGTTTTCTTCTTGCATTTGTTTTGCTAACCGATTAAGAAACCATTTTCGTTCTTCTAATGGTAATTGTTTTATATCCGAATCGGTCATTTTCAAATGATACATTAGAAGGAATCTTTGTTCAAGATTTACTTGGGTATGATATTGTCCTGCTACCTCTTCGGCCAGAAAAAATCTGTTGTCATAGGAATATCTCTTTCTAATGTATAGTCACATTGAGAACAAGTTACAACTTTAGTCATTTCTACTCTTGGTTCTACAAAATCGATATATTCTCTAAATGCTCTTGTGTCTAATGTAGGCATAATGTTTATCATTTGAGCAATCTTGTTTTTATCTTCTACATTATTAATCTTGATGATCATTCGTTTTAATTTACCAGTAATTTCGGGTTCAATTCTAGTAATGTTTCCAATAGATGCTCCAAATTTAGAACTAACAGATTCTTGTAATTTGTCTTTACGAGCTTTTTCTTTAATTTCTTCTTCTCTAATTTCTTTTTCATCTTTTCCATCAAGAAGTCTGAATAAAATTTTCCATTTCATGTTTGGAAGTTCAAAAGCAAATAAATTTGTGTTTGGTTCTAATGGTGGTTCACCTAATGTTTTAATGGGAAGTTCTGAAAGGTTGAAATCGTAAATTGAACTTTCCCCACAAACAGGACAAGTAGCCATAGTTTTATATTCTGATCCAAACCCAGAAATTCTAATAGCTACTAACATTGCATTTCTATCACATGATAAAGCGTCTAAAGCTCTAAAATTTGGAATTAAACAACAACTTTCAATTAATACATCTAACACATCACCTGTTCGTAAAAGTGATTTAGAAAAGAGAATGTCTTCTTCTCTTGCAGTCATTGCTCTAAAAGCAAAATTTCCTTGTTTCAAAGGATGATTTTCAGGGTAAAGTAATCCTTGACTTGGTATAACAATTTCTGATGTTGGAATTTGAAAATTTTCCATATTTCCTCCGGTTTATTTGTTTATTTTGAGGTTATAAATACTTTATTGACCCCAAACATCAACTATTTTGTTAATTATTCTTTTTATATCTGAAAGTAATCTTATATCATCTTCAGACCATGGTATTTTTTCAGAATCTTCTTTATTATTTTCTGTTTCTTCTTTTATTTCTTGAACTGTTTTGTTTTCAAATTTGTAGTTTTTTATGTTTTTTAATGCTTCTATAAGATGTTTATTACCCTCTTGAGCTTTCTCTTGTTTTATTTTGTCTTTATCATCTATATTAGGAAGTTTAAAAAAATCCATAGGTGTTAATTTTTTTCTTATAAATTCACCCCAATTTGCAGATAAACTTAAGAGAATATCATTAATTTTTTTTACATATTCATATGTTTTATTTGAAGTTGTAGCATCTCCCTTTTTAGTTTCTTCAGGTTTCATATATGAAAAATATCTGAAAAATTCTTTTGGAAGACCAAGAATTTCTAATCCTTCATAGTTATAGATTTTGTTATCAAGAGGTTTAGGATATACACCTATTCTTATATCTTTATCTGATAAAAAATCGTAAATTTCCATTGATAATTTTTGTAACCTATCAAATATTTTTCTCTCTTCAGTATATTCTATATTTTTTTTAACTTCTGTTTTTTCTTTTTCTTGTGTGGATGTTTCTTCTTGTTCGTTTGATTTTCTATCAGCAATTTTTTTTGCTTTACTTACAAAATTTGATTTTATACACTCTAAAAAAGCTTTAAATAAATCATTTAGTCCTTCTATTTCGGTTAAATCAAGGACTTCATCATCAAACCAAGTTTTAACTTCAGGAGATAATAAATTGAGTTTTTCATGTAACTTTCCAAATAGATCATTCCACTTTTTTAATTGTTCATCTTTATAACCGAATATCATTCCCTGAGTAATACCTCTATCTTCTAAATTTTTATAACTACTTATTTTGGGTAAATCATCTGTATTTTTTTCATTTAGTTTTTTCTTATTATTAACTGGAACAGTTCTTATTTCCAAAATCATCCCCCTAATAATCTTTCTAATTTTTTCTTGTTCATTCATTCCTATTTTCTCCTCTTTTATATAAATATAAAGAAAAATGAAAAAATCCCCGCCAAGTAGGTGGAAACTACTGTAACGAGGATTTCATTTTTAAGATTTTTAGAATATACTGATAATTTAGAAGAACAGCTTAATCTTATTTGGAGTTCCACCTAAATGATAAATAGCGGCTTTTATATCCAAAGTTTGAGGGAAATTAGGTGTCATAACTTCAACAATTGTGGATGGGGTATAAAAGGTGTGATAAACTGTCCCCCCCACCTCCTTTACTATCACGGTTTCTTTTAGAATTTCCTTTGGTTTAAATTCTTCTAATTCTTGATGCTTTTTTTCAAGTTTAGTATACTCCCTTTCTAGTTTATCATATTCCTTTTCGAGTTTCTTGAACTCTTTTTCGTAATTGATGGTTACCGTCATTTTTCCTCCTTATGTGTTAATTCGTATTTTTTAGAATTCTAAAAGCCACCAATCGGCTCTAATGTCTAAACTTATTTCTACTGGGTTTCCAGATTTCTGATCTAATGCACCAAAATCTACTTTTGACGGCCATGCGCCTTTTCCTGTCCATTTTTGAATTACATTTTGGAATCCATCCCAAAGTTCAAGATTGATATCATGTTTATACATACTTGGATAACCATGCCCTCCGGTATTTGGATCATGAATAATACTACACCAAGCTACAATTTCTTGAGATGCAGAAGAATCTATAGGATCAAATAAGGTTACACTGAATGTATCATAAGTAATCTTACCCGCTATATATCTTTTGATTCCTTGATAATGAATCTCTACTTCTTCAAAGTTCCATGATGGTCTTTTAGAAGTTTGTGCTGTAAATGCTGGAATAGAAATTCCTGCAATATCTGGCCAACTTACTATCCAAAAAGTTTGTATAATGGGAGTATAATCCACACCTAATAATCCTGGATATCCGATTGTTTGTGCCATTTTTCTTTCTCCTGTTTATATTTTTATCTTAACTTATCCTTTGCTTATTCAATTTTCTTAAGTTCTTCCCTAATTATTTTTCTGATCTCAATTTTTTTCATTTCTTTTCTCCTTTTTATTTTTTACTGTTCTGCAAATGTGGTACCTGTTGGTTCGATTACAAAATCAATAGAAATGAATTCTGCTGCTTTTTGTGGTTGCAAGAAAATTTGTCCTTTACAAATATTTCTATCGACAATATCTGCTGTGTTAATTGTTTCATCCATTACTACTCTAAGATTATATAACCCTTGTTTACTCTTAATATCTTCAAGGAATGGAATTAAGTTATTTTTAAAAGCATTCCAAACTACAGGCCCGTTTTGTTCGAATAGAATGTTTCTTGATAATGTTTCAACATATTTCTTAATATGAACAACTAATCGTCTTACATTAATTCTATCCAAAGCAGAAGCTTTCTTTGCTAAAGTTTTTTGTCCATATACCACTATTCCTACTCTCGCCATTTGAGCAATAGGATTAATTCCGTTTGAATATAATTGATCTCTATCTGTTTGATAAAGTCTACCATCTGTTCGGATGACACTTGTAATTCCTCCCCTTCGTAATCCCGCAGGGGCATACCAAGGATATCCTACTCCAGATTTATCATTGTAAGAGATGGCCTCACATGCTGCTATTGAGGGGGGGACCCAAACATATTTTCCTGTTTGATTATCTTTTATTTGTACCCAAGGATAATATGTTGCTGTAAACGTAGAATTTACTGTACTTGTATTGCTAACTATTGTACTTATGGAATCTCCAAATTGACAAAAGTCTGCTATATATAAAGCATCAGCTCGATCCTCTACTTTGGTAATAGCATCACTTGTAACTGAAGTATTAGAAACACCAGGAATATAAAGATCTTTGAAATTGATTTCTTCTTTATTTCCCATAATATCATTGGCTATTTTATAAGCTGTTATTAACCCGGTAGTCATGGTACTACCAAAAGGCTGAGTAATACTATGATCGTACGCATCCCATCCTTTATAAAGAGGAACACTAAATTTTCTATACTTGGTAAATGATGTACCAGCATCTAATGAGTATGTTGCTCTCCCATTTAAAACATCAAGATTAAAGAGGCTTTGTTCGTCTGTATCCCCTCCAATTTTGTGTAATAAAGATACTTGTAAGGCATCAGAAATATCTTCTGCAAAATCTATACCTAAATAAATTGATGAATCTGTTATATTGTCATTTACTAAAGGTAATACAGTAGTATTATAAGAAACTAAGGAGCTTACTCCCCATGCTGGAGTTTCAAACAGTTCAAACCCCATAGGTAATGCTTCATGAGGAAAATCATCTAAATTATCATGTAATTCTACTCTTATATATTTGGAATTGTTATTATACTCTCCTGTTTCATCAAAGTGTTCAGTTGTATTATTCCAAACACGATTCCCATTTCCTATAATTTTGGCAACATAATTATCGGAAGTAGGATCAATATTCATATTTGTAAATTGTTCTAAGATAACTGGATTACTATCAGTATCATCAAATTCTCTTACTAAAACACTAAATTGCCCATAAGGGGAAATATCAGTGTTGGGGCTTGCTTGAACGTCTACAATTGAAATTTTAAATGCCGTATTGGAAGCATCACCGCTACTTAAACTATGAAATCTAAAAATTGTATAGTAGAGGGGATTTCTTAGTGACCCAAAATTTTGTGATAGTATCCAAGGAGTATAAGCATTGCTATATTTTGTTAAATCGTCTTCTATGGTATATTGACCAGGAGTTAAAGAAACATTACCAGTAACATATGTACCACTTGCTATTGCCGAACCTGAACCTCTATTTTCATATGCTACATTGATTCCTATACTACTGGCGGTAATATATGGTATATCCCAACAATATCCCCCCATAATATGATAAGGATAACTGGAAGAAGGTAAAATATTTAAGACATTTTTGAAATAATTAGAATCATCTGGATTCATGGATAATCCTGTAGCTGTATTTTCAGTTCCTTCATATGTATATGAAAAATTGAAATTTGTTAAACTTCCAGTAATATCAATATTCGTAACAGTCCCAGAATTGAAAGCTATTAATCCAAATAATCGATTTTCATACCTATTATTTAATCCATCTATACTTTGTGAACCTATTAAAGCTATTATATTTGGAACATTCCCACCTTGGGTATATGTATAGGTATCATTACTTAATACTCTTATAATGGTAGCTGGTGATTGATTTCTAAAAAAGTTTTCTACAGCATAAGGCATATAGTAGTTTTCATTAGTATTACCGAAAATTCTAGTATATTCTTGCCAGTTTTGAACAACCACAGGTCTTAATGCTGGTCCTCTTTCGCTTAATCCTATAAAACATGTAGTTACTTGGGGTCCTTGTTGTGGAAGATATGATAAATCTATTTCCTGTGTAAATGTTCCTGGTGAAATGAAAGTTTTTGCCATTCTTTTTTCTCCCTGAATTGAAATTCAAAGGTTATATAGTATTTTTATTCATTAAATGTTATTCCTGTGGGTTCTAATACAAAATCAATAGATAAGAATTCAATTGTTTTAGTAGGTTGAATATAAATCTGCCCTTTAAGAATATTTCTATCGATAATATCAGGGGTGTTAATTGTTTCATCCATTACCACTCTTAAAGCATACAACCCCTGTCTTAATTTAATTGCTTCTAAAAAAGGAGTTACTGTATTAATAAACTGCCCCCAAAGTCTTGGTCCGTTATTTTCAAACAACATCCCTTGAGCAACTCCATCTACAAATTTTTTAATATGAATAAGCAATCTTCTAACATTAATTCTATCCAAAGCAGAAGGTCTCTTAGCTAAAGTTTTTTGCCCCCAAACAGTTACTGAATTATCAGAATCCCAAACTATAGGATTAATTCCCCTTTCGTATAGATCATCTCGATCATCTTTATAAAGTCTTTTTTCTGTTCGTCTTGAACTAAAGATAACACCCCTGTTGTTTCCTGCTGGGGCGAACCAAGGATAACCAACACTATCGTTATACGCTATCACCCCCGCAGCTCCTACTGAAGGTGGAACCCAAACATATCGCTTATTTGTTTTATCATATATTTGAAACCAAGGATAATAGAATGCCGCATATGTAGTATTATATAAATCCGCCACATTTTGAGCATCTACTATCTGGCTACCCCTTTCTAAAGCATCTGGAACTATAAAGGCGTCCAATCTATCTTCTATCATATTAATGGCGCCATCTACGATTGAACTATCTGTTAATCCAGGAATAAATAAATCTGTAAAGTCAATTTCTTCTTTATTTCCAGCTAAATCTATTGCTTCTAAAACTGCATTATTAACGGTAGTGTTCCCTGTATATGTGTTTGTGGCGCCTTCATCTAAAGCATCCCATCCCTTATGCATTGGGATTGTAAATTTTCGCCATTTTGTTAATGAGGCAGTAGCCAATGAACAACTTGTTAAATTTTCAATGGAGTATGTTGCATATGAACTTAACAAAGACCCAGTAGTACAAACTTGAAGAGCATCACCTATATCATAGGTTTCAAAATCAATTCCGTAATAATCATTAACATTTACTACAGATGAAACGGTTGGTAAAGCGGAAGCTGCTATAGTAATAGAAGTTGCATCTACAAAGGATGGAATTTCATAAGCTACAAATCCTACTGGTAAGGCTTCTTGTGGAACATTGTCTAAATCCGTTGTCATTTCTATTCTGATATATTTAGATTTAGAAGTATAATTTCCATAGTCATAGTATCTGTTTAAATCAGTGTTCCAAACTCTATACATATCTCCTATAATTTTTGCTATGTATTGGTCTGAATTAGGATCAAAATTTAGATTTGTAAATTGCTCAAGAACAATCATACTGACATCAGTATCGTTAAATTTTCTAACAAGAATATCAAATTTACCATATTTCGTAACATCAGTATTTGTAGAAGGTTGAATATTTGCAATTGAAATCTTAATATTTGTATTAGAAGCATTACCATCACTTAAATTATGAATTTTAAATAAGTCATATGTTACTCCACTAAATCCTTGACTTCTAAGCCATGTTGTTTGTCCATTACTATATTTAGATAAATTACCCGAATTATATTTTCCAAATATCACTGTATTTGTATTGAATCTAAGATCCATAGGCATACTGGCCGAATAAGAGTACCCATAAGCTCCTTTTAGATAATAATTGTAATTTGCTAAAGGATTTGTGTTTAAAACTTTACCCATATATCTTGACGCGTCTGGGTTAACACTTAAACTTGGATAACTATCATCTCCTATGGTTAAATTAAAATTAGTGGATGTTCCTGCTATAGAAGCTCTTTCAGTAGAGATTATTTCACCAACTAAACTGCCAGTAGAAGAATTTAAAACTATAGCGGTAGTTGTATACTGCCATTTATCAAACTCCAACTGTACTTTTGTTCTTATAGTATCCCAAGTATTATAGGTATCACCATCAAGATAATACATTCTTGTTTCTGAAAAAGTTCCAGAAAACAGCCCGGCAAAATTTTGGTTTCCAGAAGTATGAGTTAGTTTATCTACTGTGTCACCCATATAATAGTCATATCGGTTAGAACTAATATTATAACAAGTTATAATATTAGTATTCCCGGCCAATGGAGTTGTAGTAGTACCTGTAGAACTACTGGCATTAGAACCAGTATCCCAATATATAGAAGCCGAAGCAGCACTACCTGCCATATCTTGAAATTTAATAAAAGCGGCAACTTTATGACTTCCTGTAACCCCCCCAACTAATGGGAATTGTAAATTTATCGCTGTACTATTTCCAGGTCCACCCACGCTTTTATGAGCATCAAATGTTGTTAAGGAACAAGTAGCATTATTTATGTCACTTCCGCTGTGTATAATTTTTAATTCAAGTAATGAAGATGATCTAAATCCAGGCAAGTCCGCATGTTTAGGTGAATATATATTAGTTAATATGAAAGAACCAGTATTTACTGGATTATTTTTAATAGAATTAAACCCACCATTTGGAATATTAACACAATTAAATCCGAACATAAACATTAATCCAACATTAAATGCTAAAGGAATTAAAAATCCCGATGAACCAGTATATAGATATGCTGATGATATCGCTGATGCGGAATTAAATAGAAGACCTTGTGGTGTAAAATTATCGTAAGGATAAGCGGCTAAAGTGTGAGTTCCAGAAGCTATTAAATCAAACCCATGACTATTAGGATTTCGACCATTACCTTGGTCTAAGATAGAAGAACTTCCAGAAGTTTCTGTGGCAATTCCAGAATTTGCAAAAGCCGAAAGAGCGGTGACAAATGCAGACGTATAAGCATATCTTATAGCAGGAAAAGCGTTATTATCTGGGATAATAGAATATTCTGGTTTTAAAGATACTACTCCAATAATACCTACTGGTGTTGATCCACTAACTGAAACACTGCTTGTATCTAATCCAAGAACTCTTATAATACCTGCTGGGGATGCATATCGTATATATTCTTTAACTGCGTAAGACATATAATAATCAGGATCAGTCCCCCCAAATGCTGTTACATAATCCCCCCAAGAATTAACTTGAACAGGAGTAAAAGCTGGGCCTGTTTTAGTTAGTCCTATAAAACATGCACCTACTTTTGGGGTAGCTAATGGAAGATATGATAAATCAGTTTCTTGTGTATACAATCCTGGTGAACTAAATATGTTGTTTGCCATTCTTTATTCTCCCTTTTCAATGGTATGAGAATTTCTATCTTTTATATAAATATAAAAAAAAATTTGGGAAATAAATTTCTTTAAATTTCTGGAAATTTCTTGTATTTGAATAAAAATTTCTTTACTTTTGAATAAAATTTTTTAAACAGCTTTCCCAAGATTAATAATTCCTTCGTCATCAGATTTAGTAATATTATAAGCACTAAATTTTGCACTACCAGAAATTTTATTAAATACAACGGTAAATTCATTTAGAAAAGCATTATATCCTGAGGAAGTAGAGTTTGTCCATAATACACCAGACATATCTTGCCAAACATATATTCCGCTTACTAATTTTAATCGACAATTAACAGGTTTATAGATTAGTTTAATTGTTAGATATGTATCCATGGATGTAAATTCAGTTTCTTTAACAAACCAAGTTCCTAAATCTCGTTTTCCATTGGTTTCTTGATTCAATCTTGATAGAAGTGTCCCAAGAGAACCACCTGAAGTTCCATCTGCATTTGTTCTTGCACTACTTAATGCTATTCGTTTCTTATTTGATTGAGAATTTTCTCCGCTGCGTATTACTCCTCTTTTTCTGGCAGTGGAAAGATCACTTTCCGCACAAAATTGATTTCTTTCATCATTGGTTAGAATGTCTCTACTTGACCATTCGTAGTCAGTTAGAGGTCTTTCTAATCTATCAATTTTTCTTTTCTTAATTGCCATCTGTTTTCTCCTGTTGTATTTTTAAACTATTTTTTCTTCGTAAATTACTCTTGTTACTGTTGGATATTTTCTAAACCAAGGTCTTTTAGCATAATCAAAAGCTGGTATTAATTGTGTAGCTATGGTTAATCCTAAAGTAGTTTCGAATAATCTTTGTTGATCTGAATAATCATCTATATTTGAACTATTTGCAAAATTATCATCAAAGTTTAGAATTAATCGCATTTTTGCTGTATGTAAAATGAATATTCTATCAATTGAAAGTAATGATTCTATTAATGTATTAATTTGACTATTTTTTCTGGCTAAAATAGCTATTTCATATTTAATATTAACAAATAAAGGTACTCTAACTGTTATTATTTCTCTTTTAGGATTCCAATCTTTATTTAGGTATTTATCTACATTTTTATTGCTAAATTGATTTCTTCTTGACCACCTATTAGCTAATCTAACTTCATTAATTTCATATCGATTTTTTTCTGGGTCTTTTTCTATGTCTCCTCTTTTAATTGCTAAAACAGGAAATACAGTTCTTTTAGTTGTAGGATTGGTAGTTCCTCCTATATTACTATCTTTTCCTTCTCTTAATAATTTCCAAGCTTCTGGTGTACTAATAATTACATTTAGAGGTTCTAATTTGTTATCAAATTCAGAATGAATTTGAATTTCTAAATTCTGAAAAAATCTTACTAATTCCGTGTCAATGTAAGTTAGATCTACTGGTGAAAATTGTAGATTTTTTCTTTGTATATCTTTTTCTCGATTATGATTTTCTTTTGACATTATAATAGTTATAAACTATCTTTAAATTTCATTAGTTTTTTAGTAAATCTAATTTTGTTTCTTTTATATACTTCTGCTATAGTTTCATCAATGTTAGCACCATCTTCTATTAGTAGACATGTTTGCTAAGTCATGTGGATGTCTTGAGATAACTATTATCGGAGTTTCATTTTTATAACCTCTTATAGGATCAGAATCAAACTCGTCTTTTAAATCTTTTGATATTTTACTTAGTAATTTTCCTATTTTAAAAACATTTTTATCATCACCTTTTTTCTTAGCATTACCTCTTACATAATCTAATACTTCATATCCAGATTTATCTAAAGTTTTTTCTATGTTATTAGGAACCATATTGGTTATTTGTAAAGGTAAATAAATTCTATATTTGCCTTCAAACCAATCATTATATCTATTTTTATTCCATCCATTAGTATATTTTTTAGACATAGATAAAGGAATTGCTTCTTGAATTATGATTTTTTGTATGATTTTTTGTATGATTTTTCTTAGTATTTTTCTATTCATAAGTTTCCTCTACCACATAATTATAGCTGCACAAACTGCTCCACATTTTTTAACTTGATATTGAACAGTTTTAGTAGTAATTTCTTTAATTTCTATATTTCGATTATTCATTCCTTCTTTTACCATTTTTTCTAACATATCTTTAATTTCTATTTCATTTGTGAAATCTTCATATTCCATAATTATACCATGAGAATTAACATCAATGGGAATACCAATACTTACACCAGCAGAAATTAACTTATTCTCTCTACTTGATGTTAATTTGGCATAAGCGGTAAAAACTATTGATCCTGGAAGTGGAAATAGTTTTATATTTTTGAAATCATGTATTATGATATTTGGGGGAACTATACTACTAACTTTAACTAAATTGTAGTGTCCTATATTAGCATTTTCTAAAGCATTATCAAAAGCATTTAATTGTGAAATATTGCTTTCTCCAAATCCAGTTGTGATATAAAGATTTCTGGGTATAGTTTGTAAAGAAATGTTCATTTAAGCTCCTTATTATAAAGAGTTTCCCTATGTTTAATTATCTTCAAGTTTCACATCTATAATGATTACCCCATGAGGATAAATTTCTGAAACATAAAATGATATCTTATGAAAATTACTGTCAATTCTTTTGTAAGTAACCACAAATGCCGATTCTTTTTTTACTTTTATAATTCCGGTTTCAAGTAATTGAACAAAAAGAGATTTTTTATAATCATCTTTATTGAAAATTAAATCATTTGCATATAAAATATTTCCATCTTTATCTTCAAGAGGAATAGATATTTTCATAGAAGAACAATCAAATTCTGGAGTTGAAATTTTTAGATCTTTAGTATATCTTTTCCTTGTTCATAGGTTTTATGAAATTTTGTAATGTCTTTTTGATTTTCTTTATACTGTTTTCTTTTTTGAAGTATTCTTTTTTTGTTTTTTAGGAAATCAAAAATCTCTTCTCTAATCATTTTTCTTAATTCATTTTCTTTTATTTAATTTCTCCGATTTTTTAAGTATTGAAATTTGGACCACTATCTGGAATTACACATGTTACTTTTATAGTATCTCTAAAGCTTGGTACTCCTTGTAAATATCTTGAATCTATGGATGAAACTATGATATAGGTTAATCCATTCCATTCTACATAATCACCTTCATGAATAATTACTTCTAATTCTTCTAATCTTCGTTTATGCATCCAACAAGTAATCTTCTGATCTTGTCGCATTCCATATTTCGTAATTTTTACTTCTGGCTCTTCCATTTCTACAAAACAGTAAATTTGGATAGGATTCTTAAAAATGGTAGTTTGTCCTTCTCCGTAAACATTTGTATTTGTTCTGGTTTCATCTATTTGATAATAGAGAACAAATGTTTTAGCCATTTGAACGAATAATTCTTCGGTAATCTCTCCATACAATTTATCTTCAAGTTCCGTAATATAAAGAGATCTTGGCTGAGTAGGTTTTCCTGTTTCTCTTGATCTTCTTGACATAATTTTTACTTCTTTTTACTTTCAATTGCGTTAATTGCTGCAGTAGATCTTCTAACTTTTTTAAGATCAGAAGGTGTCATTTTTTCATTTTCACCATATTTACTTTGAATTTTTTTTCTAAATTTCTTTATATCGGAAATTTTCAAAGTTTCATTTGGATTAGTTTTCATATCTTTGTGTAAAGCTCCTTTTTCTCCGTTTCCATTGAAAGCATCTTGCATCCATTTATCTTTTTCTTCTTGAATGATTTTTTGAATTATCTCTTTTAGTCTTCTAACTTTTCCCAAATTATACCAAGCTTTTGTATTCATCTTTATCTCCGTTTTATTCAAATTTGAATTCTAATTCTCGTCTACATAAACTTTTAGCTAAATTATTTAGGTCGATTATCAAAATTTCTTTGATATATTTGATATCTTTTGGTAATCTGTAATCATTTTTTGGCAAAAATTGATATTTTATAGTTTCTTTATCAAATAATTTACATAATCCTTCATAATCCCATAATAAGCTAAAAAATTTTTTATTCCCAAATTCTGAAACTCTTGGTCTAATTTTTTTAACAGGTACACTTTCTTCAATAGCTTCAATTTCGGCTATTTCTATACCATTTGCTGTAATTAAATACTTTCCTTTCCCTAAATTTTTAAATTTTAGAATTACTTTATCTTCTTCTTGTTCTTTTAGAATTTCTTCTCTAATCATTTTTCTTAATTCATTTTCTTTCATTTTTTATTCTTCCTTAGAATATATAAACTGGATTCTTAAATGGTACGAATTTCAAATGTCTATTCATTTGTTCCTGAACGTTTGCTCTCTTTTCCATTAATGATTCTTGTGTTAATAGTTCAAGTCTTGCTTTTAATTCTTCCATCAAAGCATCTCTTTCTTCCTTTGCTTCGGCTAATAAAGAATCATAATCTAAAGTTACTTCTCCTCCAGGAATAGGAATAGAATGAACTTTTCCTCTAACATGTCCTAAATATTCTTTTAATGAAGCAAATGCAAATCTTCGAATCCAGTCTAATGCTGCGCTATTCAAAGAATCAAAAGGAATTTCACGATAAGGAATATTTCCTATATTTGTTACCATGAATTCACTTGCACTTGGGGTTGCTACCGATGAACTATCATAAACATTTCCATATTCCTTTTTAGGATCAATTTCATAATAAGTAAACCAACAAGTTAGATCTACTGTTAAAGCAGGAGTTAATCGAATAACATTGTTATGAATTTCATAAGATAATTCAGATCTTCTAACTTTATCTAAAGCAGCAATGCTTTGCTCTCTTAATACATTTGTGAAAGTTGGATACATATACATAGGATAACGACCTATTGCATAAGAGTAACCAGCATAATCTGAACCAAAGAATTCGAAATTTGTAAATGTACTATAAGGCCAATAGTACTTTAACATTGCGGGGGTAGGATCATGCCAAACATCTCTAACATCTATTTCAGGAGTAGAAGCAGAAGCAGCAGCCCATGCTTTTAAATCATAACTTTGAGATTCAGCAGGCATAACAAATGAGCCTGTTTTCAATTCTACTTTACTGCTTAATTCAGACTCTGCTAATGTGGGTTCTAACAATCTTTTGATGTAAGACCAATCATAATAAGGAAGTTTTGTTATTAAGTTAGAGCCAGTGGTTAAGATACTTCCTAAATAATCAAGAAACCAATTTGTGGCTTCATGACTTGTAATCAAACTATTATGCTTAATTGCTGCTTCTTCATATGAACCATACAATTGATAATCATCTATTTCAATATTTACAAAGGGATGCCCCAATTTTCTAACCATCCATTTGGCAGTCTTTTGACAATCTGTAACAAAAGTAGGGGATGTATCATAAACACCATAAGGTGTATTTCCAGAAACCACAGTAGTACCAAAACTTTGTGAATATGAATATACGGTCATAATTTATTTCTCACTTTTGGGAATTTTAGATTTTATATAGTATTTCATCACGTAAACTTTTAAATTGGTTTTCACCTTTTAGAAATTTATATATAAATTCAGAAAGATTAGAAGATGAAATTTTTTCAGTAAGTATGTGGTTCATAAATTTTCTTTTTGCTTTTTAGAATCATAGAAATTCTCTTATAGACATATTTAATGGAATTTATCTTTTATATAAATATAAAAAAAATTTAGAAATTTTTAAAAGGTGGGAAATTAAGGAGTGAACATAGAAAAAGCCAAACCTTTTGATAAAATTTGGCTTTTTAAAAATAGGAAAGATAAATTTTTTACTTAAACTTTGGGAAATCTTTGTTAAGAATACCCACTATAAGAGCAGAAACAATTAGAAAGCAAAGTCCATAGTTAAACACATTTTCAAATATTTCTTTAGGATAATTTGTAACCTTAAAATAAATAACAAAACAAAAAAGCAATGTCAGAAAAATTGAAAATGTTAAAGTGAAAAAAATTGCTGTGTTTTTTCTTTTTTCTTTTTTTAGATTATTCATTTGTTTTTATCGGATAAATTTGAATTTTGAAACAAAAATTACGAAAAAGATTAACCAGAAATTGATTTGAATTCCAAAACAAACAAATACTATCCAAGTCAGAATTGTTTGAATAATCAATTCTCCTACATTTGCTATGAATTCTACTTTATCAAAAGTAAAGATTTTTACTATTCTTTTAGATAATTTCATTTTCTTCCTTCTATAAATGTAATTTTCGCGTTTTCATTTATCTGTTCTAAAACATCTAATCCTTCTAATCCAGATTCTGAATTTTTTGTATGAATATATAGTTCATTTTCTCTTGAATTAAAATAAAACTTTTTTAACCCCGAATAATTTGTTTTGTTAGAAGATTTTTTTTCAGGATATACCATATTTCCATTTATTTCACATTCTACCAGTTTATAAACAAACCCAGCATTTATATATTCTGCTTTTCCTACATTAGCTAATTTAGTACCTATCATAGCCTTTGTATAAGGATATCTTTCTCTTTCAAATTCTATTAACCTTTCTGGTGTTAAATCACCACTAACATATATTCCTACATCTTTCCATCCTGCTAAATCTAAGATTTCTCTTACTTTGACAATATGTAATTCAAGAGGTTCACAATCAATTCTTACATCTGAAGGTTTAATTTTGTTATCAATTAATATCCAAACTGCTCTTTCTACATCATAAGTATCAATTAAGATAGTAGAATTTGGAAATAGATAATTCCAGTTTTTATATGCTTCTAGTTCTGAAGAATGACTCATTACCCAACTATGTGCCATTGTGCCATCAATTTTCTCTTGATCTATACCCATGGTGTAATAGGCTTTAACATTTGAAGTACCATTAATTCCATTTTCAATTGCTATCTTTGAAATTAAATCCCCCATCATTAGTGGGGCTCTTCGCAATGATCCATCTAACAAAACTTTCGATGTAGCTTTTCGATATCTTTTAGCTTGATTAGTTACTTTGGTTAAATATTCATTAATAAATTCTGTATAATCAAAGTCAGATTTTTCTATTAAGTTCCTTTCTTCCCAAATTTCATCTTCTTGATGCCATTCTGAATTTGCCCAAGTAAAAAATCCAGTTGGAGAATTTATCAAGTATAGAATTGCTGTTTCAATTAATTGACCAATCCATTTAGGGCCTTTATATTGAAAAACTGGTACATATGGGGGGATAATCGAGTAATGTTTAGCTACATGATATTCAAATTCTGTATTTAAAGATTTGATATTCTTTTCGAAAAGTTCTCTAACTTCTTCTTTGTTATCTTTTAGAGTTGGAGAAATAAAGTTCCAAAGAGTTTCGCAAATTCGATTAGTAGTTTCTGGATTTGAAAGTTCTTGTCTAATTTCTT